TACCGCTAGCCGGTAGTTTTAAAACTGATCTCGTATCTTTAGTCTCTTTTTTTTCAGCTATTCTTTTTTTAGCTTTATCGTGCATTTAATTTTCGGCTATTATTATTAAATCCCAATACCAAGTATGTGGCCCATTTTCGCTTGCTGAGACAAAATGTAAATTAAACCCTGTGTTTGCCACGTCTGCTATTGTTATTTTATTTATCTTGTCGTCTCCCACTATTGAAGAGTATTGAATTAAATGCGCCGTTGATAATCCTATTGTCGGTGTCGTTGCGTCATAAGTATACCCAACATATATACCATTTAACCAATAACTCATATTCGCAAATAAATCGTTTGCGCTATCTATTACCGGATTTAGTGCTACCTTTGGCGCTGTATTATATTTGAAATGTCCTATTACTGTAATCTTACTCGGTCTAAATCCACACGCTACGGCTATATCGTAATCCTCGCTATCTGTAAATGATTTATTTCCTGATATTGCCTCGGAATAAAATAATTTATTTTCTTTTATTATTAATAATTCTGTCGCACTTATTGCCACCCCTACTAAAAGATAATAAGTGCCTGGCGTTGTTCCAATACTTTTATCGTCTTGCACATAATACTTTGCTCCCGGTGTTAATCCGGTAAATCCTGCCACTACTCCGCTCGCTCTTAAATCTGCCGGGTTGCCGTCGGTAGTATCTGAAATAACAAATCCTACAAATTTTAATTTAGTTAGATCGTTGGCGTCGCAAGCATATAGTTCGCCGTCTGCTTCTTTGATAAACGACGCTTGCGGGGTTGTTGCTCCGCTAATAGTTTCTCCGCCGTTTAGGTCGTCTTTTACCGCTCCGTTTTTATTTATCTCTACTCCTTGACTATTCAATACCGTTGCCTCTATTTGCTCGCCCACCGCCCAATTTGTTTTTACTTCTGACATAATTTTATTATTACGCGTTAGCTAAAGTCAAAGTCCAGTCTACTGTTAATTTTTGAACGTTTGATTTTACTACGTCTATATTTACATGGCTAAGTAAAATGCCGGTGTCTGCTCCCGCCGCTCCGTCGCTAAAAATCCCCGCCTCTTTGTATGTGCCGTTGCATTCTGTCTGGCTAAAAAAACCGGTTATGTATGCTACGTTATCAGCGCTTGTCATTGACGCTACGACGTTTCTATAACTCTCTGCCCCGAGTGTCGTATCTGCTATTGCTACTGCTGTGGCGTCTGTCCCCAGAGCTATGTGGCTCGCTAGCATATCGTTATCCGGTGTCGGGTCTACAATGTTATTCATTATCATTGCAAACGCTACTGTCGTAATTAAGTTATGGTAGTATTTAACCTCCTTGCTTCCGTCGGGATTTTCTAACGTAAATCTATAAACGCCAAGCGCGCCGGCTTTTTCTCCGACTTGCTTTTTAATCTCGACTACTTTGTTTTTAAATGCTTGGTCTATCATATTTTTTATATACTTTTATTATAACATTTTTTTAAAATTCTCACTAGCCTAATCTACTGCCGTCTAGCACAAAAACTCTACTTGTCCCTGTCGGTACGTATGGCCCGGCAACAAAAATTACATTGTAATCTAGCGCTTGTACTGTTAATGCCTCTGTTATCTCTGACGTCTCCGTTATATCTTCGTCGTCGGTGTTTACTTCTACTGCGTCTGCTATCTCTAAATACTCTAACGGGAATACTGTTTTTTCAATTACTGTCTCTCCCTTGTCCTCTATTAATCTGTCGCCTGTTTGTAATAGACTTATCATAAAATCTATTAGTCCTATTGTCCGCATTGTGACTAGCTTTACTTTGTACGTAAAAACGTCTCTCGTTATCATTGAAAAACTAACGCTCTGTATTAAAAATGTTTCGCTTACATCTAAAACAGACGACGTTATGGTTATTGCTTGCCCACTCCTTAGCCCTCCGGTATATGTCTCAAAGCCTCCCTCGATTAGCCCATTTTTATATGCCTCTAATTCTGCCTGAGCATAACTAACCGCCTCGTCTCTGCTCTTTAATGTTTTGTCTGTCTTAGCAAATTCAAATACCCCGTACTCCAAGACTGACACTGGATCCTCAACCTGTACCACCAAATTATACAATGGTGTCCCTAATACTTCTACGTTATCTGCCCCTACTGCTGGGACTGTTCCAGCTTTAAATCTAATATACTTTTGATTGTAATCCCAAAAGCAATCGAAGTCGTCTTCATTATCTAAAAAATCTATGCCTACTGTTTTGGCTACGCTCCCAACTTCGACTGTCGGTTTGCCACTAAATTTATTTGCTAATCTGAAAACTAACTTGCTACCGTCGCCGTCAAAATACTCTGTCCTGTCATTGCCCTCTATCTCTCCGCCCTTAATAAAAACTCTGTTTTTAATCTGAGACATGTCATTGCTAACCGCTAATCCGTTAGTTACATAATTACCGTCTCCGTCACTAATGTTAAACGGTGCTAACTCTGTATTTTTTGAAAAAAAATGTATATCCTTATCATAATCTATATACCAACTATAACCGGTCAGATCGGCGAGCTTTTGTATTGCCTCTGTTATTGTTATCCTATCGAACGCTACTTTTGTTATTTCTAAAATGCAAATAACGTTAGTCGTAGTAAAACTGCCGTCTGAAAAATTTGTCAAAATATCGTCTATAATATCGGCTACTGTCTCCGCCTCATAGCCCTCGTTTACTAATTGTCTATCTAAATCATAGCTATAATCTTTACATCTAACTTTGTATTTTACCCGGTTGCTTGATACTCTCTGTTTAGCTACGTTATGTATTACTCCACCGAATATCTTTGTTGCTCCGTCGTACATCTCCACGTCGCTGTTTGTCCCTGGTCTAAATGTTTGCGCGCTATGATAAATAATATCAAATGATAACGTATCTGTTTTTTGGTTTAATACATCTGTTTTTTTAACCGAGCCAAATTCTATTATGCTCGACTTATCAACCGTGTCTATTTTAATCGTTATCATTGTTTTATAATTTAACCGTATCTTTAATAGCACGCATTATTTCATTACCTATCCTGTCTGCTATGCCCTCCTCTCCTACAAATTCGTTGCCTGTTATATTTATTGTTATGTTGCCTCCTCCTCCTACTCCTGCTAATCCTCGACTCAATGGTATTACTGCCTCCGGCCCGTCCTCGCCTATCATTGCTATTGTCGGTTTCCTAACTATACCGCCTGTCGCTAATCCTATTAATGATTTTGCTCCAGAGTATGCGCTTGACGCTTTGTCGCTCACATAGCTAGATACACTTGACGCCGCGCCCTTGACTTTATTTACTACGTCTAAAAATGGTTGTATTTTATTTAATAACCAATTTATTGCCTCATCAAAAATATCCTTTATTCCTTGCCATAAATCTTTAAAATAATCTTTTATCCCACTCCAAACTTCCTGCGTCTTTGCTGATACGCTATCCCATACCTCGGCTACTTTGCTTTTTAAAAAATCCCAATGTTTGATAAGTAATAACGTTATAGTTATTGCTCCGGCTATGGCTAATACTATTAATGTTATCGGACTAAACAACAACCCAAACCCTGTAATAATTATCGGTAAAATTAATCCTAGTAAACCTAGCACGGCTACTAGCCCTGTTATTATCGCTACTACTATTATTATATTTCTAGCTAACGTCGGATTTTGCTCAATCCACGTTGCTAGCTTTTCTACTAATGGCGCCACCTTATCTAAAATCTTTTCTATTATTGGTATAAACGAATTGCCTAACGTCGCCGTTAAATTCGTGACTTGCGATTTTAATATCCTCTGTCTGTTGGCTAGGCTGTCGCTCGTATTTGCGAAGTCTCCCGCTGTTTTTTCTGTTGCCTCCATTAATAAAGAATAACGCGCTTGTACTTTTTCTGTCTCGCTCATTTCTCTGTCTACGTCTATAATCCCTGACGCTAGCGCGTGATGTTTTACCGCCGCCGCCGATAAATCAATTCCATATCTTCTCAATGGCTCAGTCTGTCCGGCTAGTCCCGACTGAAATAATGTCGCCGCCTGAGCTACGTCTATATTCATAACCGAAGCAAAGTCTGACGCTCTCCCTGTTAATTCTGCCATAGTCTCTACTACGTCCCCGCCCTCGCCCGCCGCTATCTGTGCGAAATTACTAAACTGCACGGATAACTCATTAAATTCTGTTTTTGATAATCCTACTGCCGTCGCCGCGTCCTCACTTAATTTCAATATCCCCTCTGAGGCTTTACCAAAAACAACCTCTACCGCGTTAATGCTCTCCTCTAAATTTGACGCTCCGGTAATTGCTAGCCCTACCCCAGCGCTAATTGCGCCAAAAGCAATACCACCCGCTACTGCCATTTTTTTGAAAGCGGGTTGCATTGTGGCTAACTTGCCTTTTACTTTGTCTAATTTGCTATTTACTTCCGTAAACGCTTTATTAGTTTTATTCTCTGCGTCTATTACAAGTTGTAATTTTTTAGTCGAGGTGGCCATATTATTTTTTATTTTGTTGTTGCTTTTTTAACTCCTCTGCTAACTCTAGTATGTACCACTCTGGCTGTCGCATAAATGTATAATAATCCCAACCAAGCAAAATAGAAAAATGTACAATTAAGTTTGTTGGCCAGCCTCTACTACTTCTTTTTTTTTACGTCTGTTTGCTATCTCTGTTTTTATAAAATCGTAATCGTCCTCCGGCAAATTCATAACCAGTTTTACTACCCCGTCTTTTACTCCGTCTACCGATACTATAAATTTCTCTATCTCTCTATGTGCCTCGTTGTTAATTGCCTTTGTGTCAAAATCTGATAGCTTGGCTGTCTTATTAGCTAGGTCTGGCTTTACTGCTACGCCTGCCATTAACGCCTCATCTATATATTCGGCGTCGCCTCCTGTTATCCAATCTTTAATTTCTATCTCTGCCCCGGCTAGCGGAGTTTTAATTTTTTTTGTTGGTGTATTCATAAGTGTTGTTATTAAATAATTAATTATGCGTTGTTGTAATCGTCTACTGTATTCTGTACCACCACGTTTATTGCCTCGCTGTCGGTATCTGAATAATGCGCTTTGAAATCAAAGCTGTCTCTAACTATATCGTCTATTGGTCTGTCTGGGCTTGATGTTTCAAATGATACTCTGTCTAACTGTATTATAATACTTGGGCTATATCCTCCGCCTAAGTCTACATCTGATCTACTCAATGTAATCTGCATTGCTCTGTATGTCCCGTCCTTATATAAATCGTGATATGTGTCGCCCTCGTAATCTAATGTTAAACTGCCCTCTATGTCTAATAAATTTGCTATCATATCTGTTGGCGTGATCGAGCCGATATTTTGTTGCGCCCTAGCATTGTTAGCTATCTTCAATGATAACTCTTTTACGTTAATTGCCTCCGCCGCCGCTAGCCCTGCCTTGCTGGTTGCTAATTTAATCTCTACATCAAATGGTCTGAAAATATAATCAGTCGCTACATAGGCTGGTACATAGCTTGTGTGTTCTGCCTCGTCTCTTGCCTCAAATTCTATTGTTGCGTTTACTAGATCGTCTACCGGTGTCCTCAATTCTAACGACTTAATCAGCGCTCCATTGTATGCGTAGTCCTGTTGCCCCGGTTGTGATAGCCCTAAAGATATTGCTGGAAATTGTGGGTTGTTTGCTAGAATTTCAAATGTATGACTATTTACTGTCCCGTAGACTACTGCCGTAGTACATTTACCGATCAAACTTTTCAAAATATATCCGATCCCCTCTGAACGTAAATTAAACTCTAGGTCTCCTACTGCTTTGCGCTGTACTACTTCTGAGCCTTGACTTGATATACCACTACCCTTAGTCTCTTTAATTAGCGCCTTTAATACTTCTACATTAATACCAGTTGGCGTTCTTGCCGGTATCCATTTTTGAGGATCTACTAATGTCCCCCTAGTTGCCTCTACGCCTATCCCTAGGCTTAAATCTTCTCCTTTTAATAATGACATAATTTTATTGATTAAATTTTTAATTTATTGGTGTATTTCTTTATAGATTAATTATAACATAATTCTATGTAATTGACACGTACTTAACACATTTCAAACCTACCTCTGCTATTCTGTATACTGCCTCGCCTCTTACTTCGTACTCCCAAATACTAGGCGTTGGCTCTACCCAATCGCATGCGTCGCCTAAAACATTTCTCTCTCTAAACGTTGACAACAATTCGTCTACTATTGTCTCCAACGCTGTTTCGGCGTTAGCTCCCTCTGTCTCTCCTTTAAACAGATAATAAATTCTAGCCTTAAAAACAAACACTACTTTATCGTTTGTACTCGATCCGTAGTCTGCCTCATTGTCGCTTGGCACTACTACCACCGCCGGGTACTTTTCAAAAGTGCTTTTGTCATAGCCGTAGCAAATACCTACGTCGTCTATTCCGTTTATTTTTGCTACTATCGACGCCCTAATTGTTTTAAAATCTGTTGGCATATTTTTATTTTAACGCGTTTACTACCGCGCCCTCAAATTGTTTATCTATAAACGAACTACTTTTGTCTATGGCTCTCTGTAAAAATGGATTTGCCTTTGTCCCCGGGTGGTGTACTACTTTGCCAAAAACATTATTCGTTCGTTTGTT